ACACGTTTAAAAATCGGCTCGGTGCTGACATCATCGCTGCAGCCACTGACGCTACCAACTGGCATTCATGGGGGAGCTTGGCGATCAATACTGTGATTGGGCCAGTTGAAGAGTACGTTGAAGAAACAGGCGGCATTCAGGGTGTGATGGTTAGGTTCACAATCACATTTCGCGTTAATGAAAACGACCCATACACGGTGCGTGGATGATTGCGATTCAAATTGACGTAAGGCAGTTGACAAGGCTTCGCAAAGCAGTCAGAAGCGTCAACAAGAACATGGGGCGAGAGATTGCTGCAGCCATCAACGCGACAGCGAAGAAAACACGGCTAAACATTGGGCGAGACGTACGCGAAACGATCAATGTAAAGAAGGCAGACTCTGAGGCACCATTAAAGATTCAGGTAAAGGCGACGGCACAGAGCCCACAGACAACGGTTTCAATCCAGCGAACACGAAGGCCGAACCTTAAAAAGTTTGGTGGTCGACAAGACAAAAAAGGCGTCTCGTACACGATCGACAAAAAGGGCGGACGCAAAAGAGTTAACGGGGCGTTTGTTTGGCAGGCAATTGACAGAGTATTCATTCGCCGAGGGAAAGAACGGCTGCCAATCATCGAGTTGAAAGGCGTCTCTGTTTACGGGGCATATGCAAAAAACGACTTCACGCCGCGCGAAATAAAGCGAATCAACGCAGAGCTGTCGAAGCAAATGGAACGACGGATCAATTTGAACATTCTCCGGGCCAATGGCCTTGTCAAAACATAGGAACACACGATGCCATTGCTACGACGAAAAGCAGTCTTTGCGGCCAAAGTTGAGGCGACAATCGGAACGGCGGAAAGCTTGTCTGCATCTGAAGGTGCATTCAACGCGGAAGAGTTCACGATTCAGCCAAATATCGCCATGACGCGCCGGGAAGGTCAAGGCGGGTTCAATTATCTGCCAAGTATGCCAGAGGGCATGACTGGAACCTGTACCGTCAAATTCCCAATGTGGTACGACGGAACAACGGTTCCAACATGGGCCTCAGTGTTATTACCGGCTTGTGGTTGGGTGGAAACGACCGGAACGTTCTACCCGCTGTCTCAGGCTCCTGGAAGCAACGTTAAAACAATAACCATTGGCCACTACAAAGACGGCAAACGTGCATTGCTGTCCGGTGCAATGGGCACATTCAAAATCATGTGCGAGACCGGCAAGACGGCCTATATCGAATTCACCTTCACTGGCAAGTATTCGACGAACGAAACCGACACAGCAATCATTTCTCCGACCTATCCGTCAACCACGCCACTGCGGTTTGCAAACGGGGCGTTGACATGGAACTCGGTTGCACTCTGCACATCGAAGGTTGAGGTCGACGCTGGCAATTCCGTCATCATGCGGGAATGTGTCAACGCATCCGACCGCTCGGGCTATGTGTCTGCCCTCGTGACAAATCGTGCCCCGATCATCACTGCAGATCCAGAGTCAGTTCTGGTTGCCACCCAGGACCGAGATTCACTGTGGCTCACTCCGACCGCTCAAGCGTTCTCGATGCAGATTGGATCGACCGGAGCTTCCGTAACAATTGCAGCCTCAAAAGCCCAATTGGAAAACAAGCAGCAGGGCAATCGAAACGACATGATGACCGACGAACTCACCTGGCTCGCAACGGCGGCCAGCAGCGTCGATAACGAACTTACCATCGCATTTGATTGAAAGAGTTTATGCCTCGTAGTCTTGACCCAAAAGCGGTGCTCTCATTTTGCCTAGATTGCGACCAGGATAAGTCGCCAAGGCCAACCGCCTATGCTCGCCAGCCAAACGGCTTTCAGCAGATGGCGTTGGTGCGAGCAATCGAAACAATCGAAACCGGTAAAAAATCGGAATCAATGCGAGCGATCTATGACGTTCTTTCGGGTTTGCTGGTTAGATGGGAGCATATGACAGACCCGGAAACGGGTGAGGATATCCCGTTGTGTCCGGATAATGTTCCCCGCGTGTATTCGTTTGACGAAGCACTCGAGATCGTGACAAATCTGGCAAACCAGATGAAAGCGGACGATAAAAAAAAGTCAGAGTAGCCGCACTAGTTCGGTGCGGAGAACTCTGTAAATCTTGTGTTGGTGGATGCAGAGAAACATTGACGAAGGAACAGCCCGCAGAGATCGAATGTCCGATGTGCGGCGGAAAAGGAAAGGACTGCGGTCATTGCTCAGACGGATATTTTGCAGTGACGGAATGTCCTACCAAATACATCGGGCAAGAGTTGATTTACGACATTCAAATGTGTGCAGCGTCGGAATATCACCTGCCGGTTTCTGGCGGATTACTTGATCAGTCGTCTTGGTGGTTTGATCTCAGGCAGTTATTGCGACGCGAAGAGCACAAGATTCAAGAAGAACAAGACAAGCGGCGGAACAGATGAGCAACGGCATTGACTTTGTTATTGGCGGAAAGGATCAGGCAAAGCCTGCGATGTCCTCCGTTGAAAAGTCGCTGGAACGTCTGGAGAAGAAAACCGGCGACGTTGGCAAGTCGACGAATCAATTAGCAATGCTTACGGGGACACTGGCGGCTGCATGGGTTGCGGCCCAAGCGGCAATTGCCGCACTCGGTGGAATTGAAAAGATAAATGCCGCTTATGACTTCCAGACCGCGGCCGTCAAACGATTGACAAGTGCCCTGAAAGTACGTGGCGATTCTTCGGGTGCCATGTCTAAATCGCTGCAGGCCGAAGCGGCTGATATTCAACGTTTGACTGGCGTTGGCGATGAATTGACCCTTGGGTACATGCAGCAAGCCGCGTCGATGGGCTTTGCCACCGACAGAATTGACGATGCTGCAAAGGCGTCAATCGGACTCGCGGAGGTAACTGGCAAAGACGTCAACGCATCAATGGCTGATCTAAAAGCTGCACTCGAGGGAAACTTCGACGCTTTTTATCAACTCAATCCGCAGATTATGTTCATGCGGACGAATCAAGAAAAGATGGCTGCAGTTTTGGCAATCGCCAATCAAGGACTCGCGACTGCGGCTGAAAACACAACAACGGTTGCTGGATCTGGACAACGTGCTAGTGGTGCACTCGGCGATTTAATGGAAGTGATCGGGGCTATCATTGCTCCAGTTCGCGTTCTTATAAACGCCGGGCTTCAGCAATTGGCCGAATCTCTTCAGGCGGTTCTGGCTCCGGCTGCGGCGTATGCAACATCAATCATGGAACGTATCGGCCCAATCATGGATTGGGTGAAAGAAAAGGTTGTCCAGGGCGTCAACATCATCATCGGCGCGTGGACATTTTTTGAGACCATCCTGCTGAATCTTGGCAGCGTTTGGGAGATGGCAGCGGCCACAGCCGAACTGTGGATGATTAAGATTGTTGAATCAGTCATGCACGCCATAACTGTTGAAATTCCCGCATACGCCGCATGGTTCGGCGAAAACTTTGTGAATCTGATGCGAGACGCTGTGATGCTTGCATATACAGTCGTCAGCAATCATGTTTTAAAAATAGTCGACACGTTTCGCGCATTGTGGGACTTCATCGCATCCGGTGGCACGACAGACGTTCTCGGCCGTCTGGGAGAAATTTCAGGCCGTTCGTACCTTGAAGGGTTTCAGTCATCGCTCACAGCATTGCCACAGATTGCTGAGCGGCAATTGACGCAGCGCGAAAAAGATTTAGCAGCAAAAATCGGCGACATCGGCAGCCGGCTCGGGAAAGAGTTTAGCGACAAGATGGAGGAACGAATCGTTGGCCTCGGGTCCACTGTGGCAGACGAGTTAAACACAGGAACAGCGGGATTAAATTTGCAGGGACGCGCATCAGTTATCACGCAAGGTGTTGGAGCGACGGAAGGGAGATTGCTCACGCGCGGGGCCGGATCGTCTGTGCCGAACCTCATGCAGCAGTTGATTCGCGAGGTGCAGCAAATCAAACAGGACATGAAAAAAGATAAGCCGAAGATTTTGGTGCAACTTGATGACAACGCGATGGATGCTTTGAGAGGTGTTGAGGAAAACACGTCGAACACAATGATCATGGAGGCCATCGCATGAGCGTTGTAGACGTAACACAGATGTGGTCTAAGCGGGCTGGCAATTACACGTCCGAAAAATACGACACGTTTGCCAATAAAATTGGACTGACGGAGGCGTATCAGGTTTTAACTGACAGCGTCAATGATGACCAAAACACGATCGAAAACTATTCTGGTTTGCCAAAGTACGGCGATGCACACCCAACGGAACCGCTGGCGTATGTAGGTAAGCGAGATATCACGCCACTCGGACCAATATTTTGGCTCGTGATGATTCATTACGAAGGCGTCAAACCGGATGCAGGCACTGTCAAGGTTAAATGGACGGACACGACAACAACTGAGCCAATTGACCGCGATTGGAACGGCAGAGCAATCGTCACTGCAGCGTTAGAGCAGGTCGAAGGGCTAACGGTCGATGTTGCAGATCAAGTGTGCGTAATAACTCGCAGGTTTACGTCAATCAACACATACGGAATTGCAGCATACCGCAGAGCGACGAACTCAGACACGTTTCTCGGCTGGCCACCCGGAACGGCCCGGCTTGTCGGTTTCGATGCTGATAACGAATTCAAATATGGAGCCCCGCAAGAACTTTGGACGGTGACGGCTCGTATTCAGTTTCGGCAGCCGTATGCAAACACGACTGCTGCACAGGCATGGTACAAACGATGGCGTCATGAGGGGCTGTATGTGCTCACGGCGGCCAACGACATCACGACACGACAACGGGCGCGTGATCCAATGGGGCAGGAGGTTACAAAGCCCGTGTTGCTGAAAGAAGACGGCACGCAGGAAACAAACCCAGACAACGCCTATTTCTTTCATACTCAAGTTTATGATTCACTTCCGTTTTCCGGATTAGGGTTGCTCTGATGTCGAACCAAATCAAAACAGCGTTTCGGTGGCAATACTGGCGTTCGTCTGTGATGGTTCGGAGCACTCCGCAGACGGAGACGACAGTCACAACAACGTCAGATTTAATCTCTGACGCAACGCAGGTTGTCGGAACAACACACGAGGTAATCGCGGCCGGGGATGTCACGGACACTGCGATGGCTATCATCGAAAATATACATGCGACAGCAACTATCTCTGTCGGCGGAGATTCCGGCGGAGCGTTCGTTAAATGGTTCGACATCGCGGCCGGCGATCCTCCAGCACAGCTCCCGCGAGTCGGAACATTGGCATCGACATATTTAAAGTCGTCGACGGCATCAACACCAGTCAAGGTAACGCTGATCAAGATCGCATCGTGATATGGACGCAATTGGCGTATTCACCCCGGAACAGGCCCGAGAACTGTGGCAAGACTACCAGTCTCGCAAGCAGTTGAAGCCTCAGTTGCGCCAAAACTATCCGGAGCGACGGCCGGTTGATGAAGTTTCTCCGCATCGGGTGTTTATTAAAAACACTGAGACAGAAGAAATCCCGGCGCATGGGTGCGTGAGAGTGACTGGCGTCGAGCTGGTAAACGAACGAACGGTCATAAAGGTTGAAAAGCCGTCATCGACGAATGGCGAGTTTTTATTCAATGGGCCTTATGCAATCGCGGCCGGGGAGTTAGGTTGGGCGTACCGTCATGGCGTCGTCAATATGCTTGGCGATGAGCCGAGCGAAGCGGGGGCATCATACAGTCCAATCATCGATTCATGGGAGATCGAAGAGGGCGGCGACAAGTTCGTTGTATTTGGTCGCCATGATGTCAGCGATCGGGCATTGGTGGGGCGTTTTGCTGGTGGGGGATCGGGCGGCGGTCATACAATTTGGTTCACAATCGATTCTGTGCTGTGTCCAGAGACCGACTACGTAGCCGAAACGACGCTGGTCGTCACGGCAACATGGTATAATCAAGGTTGCACAAAGACGCCACCCGGAGCTAACTATGAAGGCACCTATGACGTTTACGACCTGTGCAACTATCTGCGAGGACTGACGCCGACTGATCTGGTTGGCGGAACCGGCAGAGCGACATACCACTATCCACTGACTGGCTATTGCGTCCCGCGTTGGATTATCGACGATCTCTGCCCGCAGCCGGAGTGTGCGTAATGCCTCCGCGATATCTCCGCAGAGCTTCGCCAACACGCTTAAAACCATGCCAAGAACGCATGATTGAGGCTTGCAACAACGTTTCGGCAGATCAGTGCTGCGGAGTTATCCCCTGCACACTTTGCATCGAATGGCAAACCGCCTACGACACCTATCAGGCGTCGGCGACTTTTGGCACATCGTCCTGGACCGGAACCCTGAACGGCATTTCGTTCACGGCTTATTGGGAACGCAATGTTGAAGGCGTGTGTGAGTTCGTCGTGTTTTTCGGCGGCTACGAGGTCTATCGTGCCACATGCTACGAGGGAGCCTCATGTCGAAATTCATCGGGCGAGGCCACTGCAACAGTCGGAACGGACTCAGGAACGCTGAGCTGGAGCGTTTACGAGCCTCGTGAACTGGCATTGATTGACGATCCCGACACAGGCTGCCGGGACTTCTTCTGTGGCTCCTGTCGCTGTTCGTGCCGTGCGTTGTGCATCAGCGTTCGCGAGGTGATCTATAGCGATTTTGTCGACACGTATTCAGGCCAAATTGCAGACGTATCGTACAGCGATTGCGATCCGCCAGTGTGGGCCGGGACTGTCGGAAATTTTGAAATCCATTTGGTCCTTGGTCGGGACAGCTACGGAAATTGCATAGTCACTCCAACAGTTGATGGGCTCGAGCTTGAGCCAGTAGCTGTCACTGGCTGTGCGGATATGTCCGGGACTGTCGAGCTTTACGGCGGATCATCGTTCACGTTTCGCTGCAAGCAATGTAGCTGCGTTGAGGAAATTGGCGATTGTATTTGCGGTCGACCGCTTGGGCCAACGCTCACACTGTTGTGGTCATCGGCGAACGGTGGAGCAGGAACCGCACCGCGAGAATTCACGCTGACCTACGGCATGACATCAGCGGCAGGAATTGTCTGCGATCCGTATCCTGTCGGCGGGCCGTTTCCGGCATACACGGGCAGTGCGTCTGGAACGTTTCCGCAGCCAATGGGCGGAACCCGCAACGATACGCTTTATGTCATGATGGTCTGTTGCATTGGGTGTCCAACCTGTGTCTACTATCGGTGGCAAGGCACTATGGACCTGGGAGACGACACATGGAATCTCACATACATCCTGACTCAAGATTGCAATTGCCCTGCAATTCTGTCCGTTGACACGTTCATACCCAATGACACATGGGGCTATCAGATTTCTGACATCACGATCTACGAAGAATCGAGCAACTGCTAATGAGAGCAATCACGCTCATCACATTGCTGTGGGTCATCGCGATCATGGTTGTTTCGTCATGGCGTCAGTTCATCCGATCGGCGGCAGTGTACGAAGTAGACCGCACAAACCGCCAATATCAGGAAGCGATTGAACGTGAGGTCGGCAAGTGAGTGAATGCCAGTGCGACCTGTCAGGATATTGCACGCTGCGAAATGTCGCGTTGAAACCGACGTTGCAGACACTTTGCAAGCGTGACAAGAGCCGAGTCGACGCACATCTGGCAGGAGAAAAGCCACAAAGCCGAGAACCGAAGCGAACCCCAGGCAGGCCGGTTGCGGTTGTCACAAAAAAACCATGCTCGACATGCAATGGAAGCAAACGCGGTGTGGTTGCGAGAACGATTGACCGAGTGACTAATCTGAAGAATGCCGCAATCAACTTCCTCGCTGATGGGATGCACATTGCCACCGAAGAGCAGCAGGCGAAACGATCTGCAATCTGTGCAAGCTGCCCGTTGAACAACAACGGATGGTGCGACGATACAAAAGGTGGTTGCGGGTGCAATCTTGCGTTGAAGGTTCAGCCGCGATCGTCATCGTGCCCGCTCGGAAAGTGGTCAGCATATCGAGACGACTACAGGCCGCTCGTGAATCCGACGCGGTCACTGATGTTTCATCTTTATCCGCTACGTGGGAAAGAATTCTGCTGGCACTGGCATATTGAGCAGATTCGAAAGCACCAGGACAAGTTTAACGGAAAGATCGTTGTCGGGGTTGGTGTCGATGGCAAAACCGCAACGATGGAGGAAGTTCAGGCGTTGTTCAATGGAATCAGAGTCGACCATTGGCTACGAGCGGACAACAACAAGCTGGCCGAAACTCTGACACACGTTGAGATGCTGACTCTACTGCAAACAGACGACCCAAACGCAATTATCTTCCGGGCTCATTCAAAAGGCGTCACCAAAACACGCGATGCCGTTGAGCACAAATGGGCGGAAATCATGTGGGACGGCAACATGGACCTTGACGCCGTCGAAGATGCCCTGGCAAGTCATGGAACGTGCGGTGTGATGCGATCGCAAACGCCACTGGTCAAGAAAAAGCCGGGCGATTTCTTCTTTGCTGGTTCGTTTTATTGGGTGCGAGCCAAGGAAATGTTTGAACGTGACTGGCAATGGAAAGAGCCCAATAGATGGGTGGTGGAGTATGTCCCTGCTCACTTGTTTTCGTTCGCGGAATCAGCCTGCATCTTCCACGATCTTGTCCCGTCATCGGTGCTGAATCACCAGTATTTTGCTGAACACGTTGACGCTGAATGGTCGGCATGGAAGGCGGCACGATCATGACGCCCGTGTACGTCAACACATTCAACAGACTTACAACAACGCGCAAACTGTGCGAGCAGATTGCAGCACTCGACAACGCTGTTCCGATCATCATCGACAATGCGAGCACATGGGAGCCACTGCTGGATTGGTATCAGCATTGCCCGTTTGAGGTGATTCGACTGACGGAGAACTATGGGCACCATGCACCGTGGAGAGTCGGAGCTACAGCGAGGACCAATAACGGGTTCTACTGCGTCACCGATTGCGATCTCGATTTACAGGGCATTCCAGCGGATCTAATGGCAGTCCTGCAGAGCCCGTTGACATCGTGGCACAATCCACCAGTCAAATCAGGTGTCGCACTCCGCATTGATGACCTGCCACCGTTTCAGGTTCAAGTCAGAGAATGGGAATCACGATTCTGGCGGAACCGCGTTGATGGGTTTCGCTATTGGGCACCAATCGACACGACTCTTGCCATGTATCGAGCCAACACGCCAGTCAGGATTGCCACAAAGGTGGCAGGAATTAGAGCGGTGAGGACTGCTGGCGATTACACAACTCGTCACATGCCGTGGTATCTGGACCCGACAAATCTGGACGAAGAGAACGCCAACTATTTCGCAACGGCCAATGATTCCAATTCATGGCGGCCAGATGGCGATAAACTGACATCGAGATTCTGTGGAGGGCCGCGAAATGCACCCCGGCGCGTTTGAGTTTGTTGGGCGGTATGCGACGGCAGACGAAATCTCTGTCATTGAGATTGGCAGCCGAGACATCAACGGCAGCGTGAAACCGCACTTCCCAAACGCGATTTGGACGGGACTTGATTTGTATCCGGGGCCGGGCGTTGATTTTGCCATCGATGCTCTTGACTACGAACCAGCCGACCGCGTTGATTTGGTAGTTTGCTGCGAGGTGATGGAGCACTCCGCACAGTGGACAGAGTTGATTGATCAGGCGTGGGAGTGGTTACTGCCAAGGGGCCGAATCATCATCACTTGTGCAGGTCCGGGCAGGGAATCTCACTCAGCGATCGACGGCGGGGCACTGAAAGACAATGAGCACTACGCAAACATCAGTCAACACGAATTGAGAGAGGCGTTGGAGTTTGCGACGTTTCAGAATATCGAAGTCAGTGGCAATGAATACTGGAAAGACACTTACGCGATTGCGATGAAATTGTAGGCAAGACCGTCATAGTTTGATGGCCGGTCCTGCGGATAAATAGCAGGGGCCAGAAACGCAGTCTGGGAAGGGCTATCCTCGATCGGGGATAGCTCGCTGCGTTTCAACCAGCCGCCAGCCGTTCCGCCATGCTGCCGATGAGGTTCTGGGCGGACGGATCGAGGCGGCGGTATTCGACGCGATAGCATCCAGTAACCTGGCA